AACAATGCAAACCCAAACGGGAGGCCTAAGAAGCTCCCGGACCTAGATAAGTTAATGGCTGAAGTATTAGGACCGAATAAGGACGGCAAAGAAGGTATGGAGGTTATTATCGAGGCCCTACTCAAGAAGGCCGCCAAAGGTGACGTAAAGGCCGCCGAATTGCTTTTAAATAGAGGTTACGGAAAAGCTAAGCAATTTATATCAATGAATCATGAAGGGGGAATTAATATAGTATTCGAACAGGCAACAGCACAACCACAGCATGAAGAATATCAAGATCAAGTTCACGGAAGTATTCAGGAAGAATCGGGAAGCATACGACCTGAGGAAGCACAGAGTAATTGCGAACCAGGGTTCGACCCGATCGGGTAAAACCTATTCGATTGCTCAGCTCTTAGCTCTTTACATACCGCACAAGGAAAAAGTAAGTATATCAATCGTCAGTCCATCCTTACCCCATCTTAAACGGGGAGCAAGGCGGGACGTCCTTGAAATACTAGAAAAGGCCGAACTATATTCGGATGACGCCTTCAATAAGACCGACAATATCTATAATTTTCCAAACGGAAGTTATATCGAGTTTTTTGGTGCTGAAGATTCTGGTAAGGTTAGAGGTCCAGGAAGGGATATTCTTTACATAAATGAGGCAAACCTACTTAGTCAATCGATATACCAGCAATTGGCTTTTCGAACGCGTAAAACGATATTCCTAGACTTTAACCCCGTGGATGAATCTTCATGGGTTTATGATGTAGCCGACAAGGAAGGGAACTTATTAATACACTCAACTTACAAGGATAACCCCTTTCTACCGAAAGAACAGGTTAATGAAATAGAAAGCCTGAAAGAGGCGGACGCGAATCTTTGGAAGGTTTACGGATTAGGAGAACGGGGAACCAGTCAGGAAATAATATACACACATTGGAAGCAAGGCGAATTTCCCGAGGATTGCGAAACAGTGTACGGGTTGGACTTCGGATATTCAGTCCCAACGGCAATGGTAAAAGTTGGTTTTAAAGATGGAAAGACTTATGTCGAGGAAATGATATACCAAACTAAGTTAACTACTAGCGATCTAGCGGAACGATTAAAGGATTTAGGGATAAGCAACTACGTTGAAATTTTTTGCGATAATGCCGAACCTAAGACAATAGAGGAGCTGACTAGGGCCGGTTTTAATGCGAAACCCGCTTCAAAAGACGTTTACGCTGGAATACAAAAGGTTAAGAGTCAACCGCTTATCATTAGCCCTTCGAGTGTTAATCTGATTAAAGAGATTAGGTCATACAGATGGAAGGTTGATAAGGATGGCAAGATTCATCAGAACGAGGAGCCGGTAAAAATGTGGGATCACTTGTGTGACGCTATGAGATACGCTATATATACAAAACTAAACAAACCACGTTTCGAGGTTTTAGCGTGGTAAAAATATAAAATGGGTAAGATTCAAGATGCATGGAATGTTTTAAGAGGTAAGGCGATGCCGTTAATGTCGGTAGGTCAGCCCTTCGCCTCTTATACCATGATGGGAGGTACTTATGTGGGAATAGCGGATAATCGCAAAAACTACATTACAGACGGATATCAGGTTAACGATATCATCTATACAGCTGTTACCCTTATTACAGACAAGGTCAGGCTTCCTGAATGGTCCACTTACAAAATAGTAGACGAGGCCGCTTTTAAGTCTTACCAGGGCCTTATAAAGAAAAAGGATATTTCCACACAAGATTTTAAGAAAGCTGTTGAATATAGAAAGAAAGCCTTAGAGCCTATCTATGTTGACAGACTTACAGACTTATTAAAGTACCCTAACGATTACGAGACATTTCCTGACTTAGTAGCCAATTCAAGCGGATGGAAACTAATTACGGGCGGTCGTACCGTTTGGGCGCAAACTTTAGATATGGGTGCAAATGCTGGTAAGCCTTATCAGTTGCACAATCTACCCTATCAAGAGATTAGTATCATCGCCAGTACCAATACCTTCCCAATTATCGAGGAGGCCTATGTAATGACCAACCTTGCTGATGCTTATTTTCCTAAGTGTCAGGTCTTACATGACAAATATCAGAATTATGATTGGGATATTAATGGAGCGCATCTTTACGGAATGAGTCCGTTAAAATCCGCTTTGAGACGCTTAAGCCGTTCTAACTCAGCTATTAAGGCGAGTGCGGCTATGCTAGAGAATCAAGGGGTTAAGGGTGTCCTTTATATGGATGACCCTAGAGTTATGAATGCAGGTATTGACCCACTAGACACAAGAAAGCAGGTTGAAGCTGTAAAGGCTAAACTTGTAGGAAAAGGGGAGTGGGTAGGATCAGACAACTGGGGTAAGATTGGAGTGTCAGTTTGAAGCGATTTGCAGCCGTTTATGGCGTACCTAGTCAATTGATGGGTGATGCTGAGACTTCAACCTATAATAACGTCAGAGAGGCTGAAAAGGCCCTTACAGCACGTTGTGCTATCCCTCAGTTGGTTTCTTTCCGTAACCATATGAACAGAAAGCTACAAACTTGTTGGGGTTATCAGAATCAGAATGTTTATGTTGACTTTGACCATACAGTATTTACTGAACTTCAAGAGGATGTAGGTGCTAAGTCAGCGTGGATTAAGGACCTTAGAACATTAAGTCCAAATGAGCAAAGAATGCATTTAGGATTAGAGAGAATCGACAACCCTCTATTTGATGAGCCGTGGATTACTACTCAGGATGGTATGCCTTTAAGTGAGTATGATGTAGAAGATGAAGTAGAAGAGGTTGAAGATCCTGAGGAGATGGAAGAGGAAATGGATGAGGAAGTAGATGATTGAGATGATAATTAAACAGACTTATCCAATAACAAAAAAGGAAAGGTGCTGTGCAATATATAAAGCAAAAATGGAAGCCAAAAGACAGGCTTTAAGAGATAGGTTAAATGACCAACAACGAAAGAATAGAATGGGCAAAGAATTTCCACCGAGTGAACAGGAAGTTCGGTATTCAGTTTTATCCTAAGGTTAAAGAGTCATTAGATAAGGTTGTTAGTTCTTTGATAGGTACTATAAAGAAAAAAGGAGCAAGGCAAGCACTTGTGGAGCTTCGCACTCAATTATGGAGTGATGAGTTGACAAAACCTGTATCTGATATATATAAAACAGTTGGGGTTTATCATGCTAATCAAACTTATAAATTAATTAGAAGAGAGATTGGAGAAAAGTCACGCAATGAGATGTGGGCAAAGGATATAGAAGAGGAATTAAGAAAAGTGCTTTTACAATTTGCAGTAGTTAAGACTTCTGAAACACTTAGGAATCATCTAATCCTTGTTTTGCAAAAAGCAATCTTAAAAGAAATGACAGTTGATGAGATTGTCAAGCTTTTTACTGATTCAGGATTTACTAAGATGCAAGCCAATAGAATAGTAAGGACAGAAGTTAACAGAGCCGCTAACACAGGAACAAAAGCTGCTGCTGATGGTTTTAATTACGAGATGGTTAAAGAGTGGATTGCTTTTAGAGATTCTAGAACAAGAGGCTTTAAACCTGATCAGCCTAAGGACCACTATGACATGGATGGGCAAGTAGTTGACTACTTTAGCAACTTTACTGACCCAAGAAGTGGTGAGCAGATTGAATATCCATTAGCTCCTGGAGGTTCAGCAGCAATGGTGATTAATTGTAGATGTAGTTATATAGTAGTACCTAAAAGAGATGAAAACGGTAGACTAATCAGAAGATAACGGGAGGTGATTAGGTGGCAATAGCCAATACTGCGGAAAATGAAATAAGAACCAGACCTAACCCTCCCAACATGAAAAAAACTATGAAAAGATATTTCGAACAAAAACTGATTGCAGACTCTGTTAGAGATGTATCAGAAACTTCACGAAAAGTGAAGGTGGCCATTAGTCAGATGGGTTCTAAGGACTATGATAATGATGTCATTGACCACGGAGCTTACAACAAGACTATGGCGGAAAGAGGTCCTAAGGGTGCTAATTTGATTTGGCACTTAACAGACCACAATCCAAGTCTAAAGTCAGCCATTGGCAAATTCTCTGAGTTGTATGTAGAGGATAACTACTTAGTAGGAATTACTGATGTGCCTAATACAACTTGGGGAAATGATGTTTTAGAGTTTTACAAGTCAGGTCATATTAACCAGCACTCTGTAGGCTTTAGAACTATCAAAGCTGAAGCACAACAGAAAGGACAAGCAGAGGAGTATAACCTAATCAAGGAAATACTTTTGTTTGAAGGTTCTGCTGTACTATGGGGAGCAAACCCAAACACCCCAACTCTAACAGTAGGCAAAGGCCTTACTAAAGAGGAAATCACAGACCAACACGAAAAGCTAAGCAAAGAGCTTAATATGTTAATTAAGAGTCTCAAAGACGGTAGATTTACTGATGAGGCTTTTGAATTTATCGAGATTCGCTTTGCACAAGTAAACGAAGCAATTAAGTCGCTATTATCTACTGAGGCCACTCCTATTGTAGAGCAACCCGCAGAAGCAGTTGTAGAAACTAAGGAGCCGGTTATTGATTACAGTGACCTTAAGCATACATTAAACAATTTTATTTACAAACTAAATTCCTAAAAATGGAAGAATTAAAAAGCATCGAGGCCTCAGTAAAATCTGCTACTGAGATCGTAGAAAAGATGAAAGCTGCCAATGAGGCTGTAATTGCAGATGTTAAAAATGACGTAGCTGAAGTAAAGGCTGCTGTAGTAACTATGGATGAGGCTGCTAAGAAGAATCAAGCTGCTCTTGACCAATTGATCGCTGAGAAAGCTGCTAAGACTGTTAACAACAAAACTAAGTCTTTCGGTGATGCTTTCTCTGAGCAAATGGCTGAAGCTTTTGATGCTAAGCAAGCTGAAATCAAAGAGTTCCAAAAGAACAAAAATGCAAAGTTGACTATTGACCTCAAAGCTGTAGGTACAATGACAACTTCTGCTAACCTGTCTGGTGATGGTGTTGCTACTTACAACAGCCGTCAAGGATTGGTTCCTGCTCAGAAAATCAATTTCCGTGACCTTATCCCAACTGCTGTAAGTCCTACTGGATTGTATGTAACTTACCGTGAGACTGGAACTGAAGGTTCTATTGGTATCCAAACTGAAGGTAACCTGAAATCTCAGATTGACTATGACCTTACAGAGGTTAAAGTTGTATCTGATTACATTGCTGGTTTCGCTCGTTTCTCTAAGCAAATGATGTTCCAACTTCCTTTCTTGCAGAACACTTTGCAGCGTATGTTGCTCCGTGATTTCTACAAAAAAGAGAATAGCACTTTCTTCTCTGCTGTTAGCTCTGCTGCAACAGGTAGCACAACAACTGCTGCTTCTGTAGATGCTGAGCAATTAGTAGACTGGATTGCTAACCAATTGGATGCAAACTTCGAGGCTTCTTTTGCCTTAGTATCTTATGCTCAATGGGCTGACTTGTTAAAGACTAAGCCTACTGACTACTCTGTACCTGGTGGT